TCTTCTTTCTTGCCGCATGCCGACAGTGCCGCAATGACGGCATGATAGCCGGGTCGCTGAAACAGCCTGACGTCCTTGAGCACCTGGAGCAGTAGCCAGCCTTCGGGCTCCGTCAGATCGCGCCCCGTGATGGCGTTGAAGGCCGCCACGGCGCGCCCCATGCTGCGCTCGCCTTCTGGCTTGTCGTAGGTGGCTGCGCGCTCCTGCATGTGCTGGGCAGCCTTTGCCAGCAAGTCTGGCTCCTTCATTTCAGGCTCGCCCGGTAGCGCTTCACGTTTCGAGCCTTGCGCGCAACGCGCTTGGCATGGGCATTCGTCCAGCCGGGGCCCGAGCGACGCCCTCCCCGCCTAGTTGGAGCCCACTGGCTATTCAGGCGGTTCGTTCTGGTGTCTCCAGGTGCCTGGTTGGCGGCTGTTCCCTGCTGCGCCTTTTGCGTGCTGGCGGTAGCCTCCGTGGCTGCTCTGGCAGTGCCATATCCTGACGGGGCCATGGACATTGCCATGGACGCCAGCATCGCCGCGGTGGCAATGGCGCCAATTTTGCTTCTCTGCATAGTGGTCTTTCGTGGTGGTTAGAAAACGTCGTCAGAATCGCTGGCAGCCGGTGCGGCTCCCTGGCGTTCCTCTCCGCCTCCAGCCAGTTCAATGTTCACAACGCGAGCCGCCAGCTTATGGCCTTCGCCGTTGCGGCCCTGGAAGGTTTCAATGTGCAGGTCATCCAGCGTGACGCACACCATCTTGCCCTTCACCAGATACTGCGCCAGAACCTCTGCCTGCTTGCCCCACAGGCTACCGTCAACCCACTGCGTCGGTCGGTTTCCGTCGGAGCCCTTCTTGCCGTAGTTGTAGGCCAGCGAGAGGTTGCACACAGATTCGCCGCTGGGGATGGTGCGGATCTCCGCGTCGCGGCCAAGCCGCATCAATTTCGTGAACATTAAATTTCCTTTCTGGTTTCAACACACTTCGATTCCGCCTTCAGGGCGGCATACGCGATGCAATCCTCTGCGCTGTCGGCGATGGAAATGATGATTTGTTTCATAATGATCCTTAAATGAAAAAAGAGGAGGAGACTTTCGCCCCCTCCTCAAAAATTACCGCCCAGGGAGTGGAGGCGGCAACTGCTTACTCGGTATCGACAGGCTCAGCGCTAGATGCTTTCTGCTGCGCGGCAATCACTTGCGGCTCAGCTTGCTTACGAACTTCGCCGATCATGTCAGCAGACATCTCATACGGCAATTTGCTCAGAGCATGCAGGATCAAGTTGACTTGCTCAAGTGTGAATTCAAATTTCATTTTGCTACTTTCTGTAAGGTGGAGTACCGACGGTGACTTTAGCTGCATCGGTTGATACAATCCGCTTTCCTCCGTAAAATGGTGTAGGCTTCGCACCTACTTGAGCCTCAACGTGCGTATTTCAGGCTTACCCGTTTGGTGAGAGACTTAACGTGACACTCGTCGAGGTACGCTGTAATCAGCGGCAAGCTCACGTGTTCTCTCGTAATCAATCATCCCATGGGGCCTTCTTACCGGAGGGCTTAGAAGGGGATGCCGCAGCAGGTGATGCAGCCGCAGCCTGGGAAGCTGGGGCAGCAGTGGGTGTAGGAGCCGCACTCGGCGCAGGGGCTGCTGCCGGGCGAGGGGCGGGGGTCGCTACGGGGCGCTGCGCTACGTTTCCCTCTTTCGCCTTGTAACCGTTGATACGATTCTGAGGACCGTACTTGTCGTTACCGGCCTCAATACCAATAATACCGATGAATGGGCGGTTCAGCAATTCATCGGTATCAGCGGCGTTGGGCTTGCCAACTGCGCGAGCCCAAGTAGAAATCTGGCGACGGCCGATTTCTTGAGCCTTCTCGCTCTTGTTGATGATGTTGAAGTTGTTGTAGACGACACGATTCTTAAACTCAGGTCCCAGAATGCGGAACTTGGCCTTGATCATGGTACCGCCGGAGGAGGTAGACTTTTCCTCAGCCTCCTCACACATCATCTCATACTCACCCTCGGGCACCGGCTCAAAGTTACCTCCACCTTCGAAATCATCATACTCATTTGCGCTGAAATTAAACAGGGCCATCTTTACTACTCCTTACTGTTGAACGGGAACGACTTCAGAAAACTTCTCGAATGTCATAGACACCGAGTCGGGGCATGCGTAACGGTTTTTGGCCAGAAACGCGGGATTTTCAATCAAGTGGATGAGACGCTCACCGGTGGTGATACCGCGAGTGGTCTTGTTGCCGTAACCGGCGTCATCTTTTTTGATGAGAACGCGGAAACCGCAGAAACCCAGGACGTCAACCCACTCTTGCAAGAGCTGATTGCAGCGGTTCGGCAGCTTCGGAGTGAATCGATCGTACGCTTCGCTGCGCGGATCTTCGAACTTCACGATATTAGCATGAGCGATAAGTACCACGTTCATGAGTTTCTTCTTGCGTAAAACGTCCAGACCGCCGAGAATCTCACGGAAGGTTTCAGCGATGTACATCTGACCTTTACCGTAGGCTTGAGCCTTTTCATCGTATCTAGAATCGACATCGGCAACGATCAGCGGCTCAACCAGCCAGTCAACCGAATCAACTACCACTGTCTTGAAGTCATGAGACTCTTTAACCAAGGTGCCAATTGAGTTGGCCACGTCGTGAATCGTCTCAGCGCGGGGGAAGCTTGTCACATCCAGCGAGGACAGACCGTCTTCGGTAGAGATGAAGATAGGCTTCGGGAAGTTGGAAGCCAGAGTGCTTTTACCCACTCCATGCTGACCAAAGAAACAGATACGCGGGGGCAACTCTTGCTTGCCGACAATCAATGAGTCTTTCCAGCTCATAAATACTCCTTACAGTTAGAAAAATGGGTTATTGCGTTATCGCTACGTTATTATAACCCCGAAAAATAACGTAACGGGGTAAATTTAGTCAAACGACAAGGTCATCGGCGTGTACTTCAGATAGTTCCGATCCCAGCGCAGGACGTTCGCGTAGCCGAAACGCTCCACGGCGACAGTGACGCAAATAGCGCACAGCGAGGGGTCACCCGACATCACCAGGTAGTCATCAGGCTCCATCTTACCCAGTACTCGTCGGGCGTGAGCCACGGCGGCAGATGGGATAAAGTCACGCCCCACGCTCGGGTATACTACTCGGATGTCGCCGAAATGCTCAGCGGCTGAGTAGTCACGCTTCTTATCTTCGAACACTAACCATGCTATCTTACGGTTTGGGTTATCAGTCATACTTTCTTGCTCCTAGGTTTACGAATCTTTGGCGGTGGAGCGACCAATTCTAGCTCATACTCACTCAGAAAATCACTTGCTCCGACATCGACTGCCGTCTCAATCGTTTCTTTCAGGTACCACGTGTAATCAAGATCATCAGGTATCTTATTGTCGATGATCATCGCCGCTCGACACCCGTCGGTCTTTGGCACCTTGTTACCGTTCTTCTTGTAAGTCAGCGGAGGCAGAGACTTATCAGTTGACGCGTACCATCGCACGACTCTACCTAGATAGTGATCACCTTGAACCGCTCCTCCGGTTACTGATCTAGCACTCAAGAAATCAGTAAACTGAGCATTCTTGATTGTATCCATGAAAGGTGTACCGCGAGCCAGCCACTCAGCTACAGCCTTTGCGCACACTGGCGCCGTTGGATTCTTCTTCAAGTCAGGTGGAGCATACAGACCCTTGGCCTTGGTCTTTCGATCCATCTTCACAGCGATGTAGTTGTTGACATCTTTCATTGCCAACACTCTATACGGTGTATACTCAAACTCGAACCCGCTCAGCTTTGAGAACTCTTCAACATACTGAGCAATCGCTTGCATCTGTAGCTTGGTACCTCCGATCGCTATACCGTCGGTATTCGCTGATAGTACGGTAGCGCCTCGCTTCTCTATCTGCTCAATCATGCTCAAAAGAGTCAACTGGCCGGTCAGTGTAATCGCTATCATCAGGTCCGGGCTATACAGCGGAGACCAGCGACTTGCCGTCTTACCGAACGTGCCGTTCAGAGAAATCTTGAGCGTCTCATTCGTAGCCTTATCGCCGGTACGCTTGGCCTCAAGCCGTCGTCTATAGATCGCCTTGTACTCGTCGATGAACGCTTGCCCGGTGTTCTGCGGTATCAGATTTGAGTTGATCATGATCGTCGGGTAGTAAGAGGCGGCATCAATATCAGTGATGAAGTAATCTCCACCGATCGCGTGACACACCTTCTTGTCGTGAGCAGAGTGAATACCGCCTACGCCGAGTTGATACTTGCCCTGACCTATCAGCACATGCTCTTTCTCAAGGAACTCTGGCAGCGTGACGTGACCGGTCTTCTGATTCATGATGTACTCATGTTCTTGAATGTCGATCAACAGCTTCTGCAGGTCCTCACGCTCAAACGTGATGAACGACGGGGCTTTGTATCGCACGCTGTACGGCACGACGTTCTCTTTCCGGCCGATATTCAGACGCTTGACGAACCCCGCCTCAGCCATCTGAGTGTCAGATTTGCTGCGCATGTCGATACCGTACTCTTTACCCATATCGACACGGATCAGCATCTCTTTCTCAAGCCATTTGAATAGAGATATCGTCGTCTCGACGTCATTCCAGCAGTACTTGATCACCTCTTGCTTCTCGTCATCAGTGAGCACTCTGTCATGCTCGTACGGAAGGTCCTGTAGCACCGGCATATTCATGCGGGCACCATAGGCTTTCAAGCTGGAGAAAGTACCAGGAGCTACCTCTATCAGGTCAATGTGATCGTACGTTGGCTCTGGTAGGCGATATTTGCGGTAGGCCTGCCAGGGGCGCATTTCTTGCTCGATGATGATATTCGCAAGCTGCTTGATCTGCTCGGGAGTAGCCCCCGCAGTAGCGGCCGCGATCACCACCTGATCGAAACTGTAAGAGTTGAACCCGACGAAAGTCAGGTCGCTACTCATCACCTTGATTAGCTTCTGCACCCAATTAGGCTCATCACTATGCACACAGACACGATCCATCGTTTCAACTACCTGAACATTCAGGCAGAAGAAGTTCGGGAACGTCTCTGTGTCGAATCCGGCGTGCATCAGCGATCCTGATTGACGTAACCGGCGGTGGCGTAGCCGAGGTGATCACTGACGTATGTAGTCATGTGCTCAGGTACTTGATGAATAGTCGGGTTCGGATACTTCATTACAGGAGTACCGACTACTGAGTTCGGATTACACGCAACTCCAGGAGCGTTGATGGTGTACTCCGGTTTACCCTTGGTCAACTCAGCTTGCATCAGCTCACGCTTCTTCTCGAGGTAGTGGATTGCCTTCGAGATATCTTCAATCGCTTTGGCCTCGTCACCCTTGCGGCCGAGACGCCACAGATACTTAGTAGCAGCGCCGAGCAGGTAATCCCAGTTCAGAGCCGTTACCACATCCCAATGCTGAGGAGTACCCTCTTGCTTGTAATGAGAACCGCCGATTTGCTTGTCATTTGCCGCCATTTACAGACTCCTTGATAATGTTGAATAACTCACGCTCACGACCGACCAATATCATACTCTCGGCATATCCGATGTATCGGTCAAACACCTCACGCATACGTCGGTTACCCAGTTCAATCTCACGTGCGCAAAATAGAGCACCCTGTGCGATATCGGCCAACTTTAGTATACGCTCTTCCTCTTTCTGCAAGGCTGGCATAGTCAACCCGGCAGCGTGTAGAAGCTCATCTTCAAGCTCGCTCACCTGCTCACCGATACCGTACTGACGCTTCGAAGGTGATGGGATATCACCAGTCTGATGCTCAGCTAGATCGTGTAGGCAAGCGGCCCACATCAAGTCAGCGCTGGCGACCGGCCGAAGGATCTTGACCAGCATAGCTACACCATGCGAGTGGTGGCCTACCGTCTCACGCTGAATAGTCTGTACGGTGTGGTAACGAACTACCTCGCTACCCCGCATGAAGAAATCAATCTGGTTACGCACTTTTCTTCTCCTTGATCTCGAGCCATTGACGGCACGCAGCCTGCCAATCGGTAGCCTTGATCTCACCGACAACGGACAGACCGTCGTTGTGGTCTTTGTGCGCCTTCCAAGTCAACGCGATCGGGTAAGCGACGTCGCGGAAGAACGCAGTTTGGTACTCGCTCTCATAGAACGGATCCAGCATGAATTCGATCAAGTCTTCGTGCCAAGCAACCGGATTAGAGCGCATCATGGGAAAAGGCTTCACGGCGAGCTCGGGGTACTCAGAGCTGTACGGGTCGCTGACGAAGTAGTCAGTATTGTCTTTGATGTCCTGCCAGAGCGGGAGGTCGGTGTAGACATGCAAGCTATCGCTCACTTGCGTGTAGATACCTACGTTGACCCCGATGCAGCAGGCGAGGTACTCTTGCAACATGGACATGTGCACTACGTTCGCGCCGTAGCAGCCGTAGATCAAGTCGTTGGAGCGGCAACAAACGGTCATGTCAAGACGATGATCACGAACCTTCAGATAGATGTGAGTATTGCAGGGGTGGTCTTTCATCGTTTTACCCAAGTCAAGATCAGCATCCCACATCTGAAGCACTACGCGCCGATCGTCAGGGTTGTCTTTCAGACGCTTGATAGCAATCTTGATCTGGTCGCTACCTTGAGCGTGACGAAGGCGGTGGCCGTATGCGCCGTAGAAGTCTTTGCCGTTGTCGCTGTACTGCGCCATCAGCTTGTTGAAGTAGTCAAGAAACTTGACATCTCGCGAACCATTGATAATCCACAGACCCTCAATGAAGTGGAAGAACGGGTTGGCCATGCGGTGCTTGTTGAACAGCACACGCTGCATGGGCTCCAAATAGGTAGTAGCGACCGGCTCGGGAAACTCGATCACTTTGCCGGCTCGGGACTCGCGAGGGGTGCCGAACTTCTGGATGTCGTTCACCGCGATAGGGTAAACATGGTTGACGTTCTTGACGTTGTAGACTCTCATTTAATACCTCACTTCAGGTTGATACTTTGCTCTTACTCGACCGCCGTTCTCAAGGCGTAGGAATTTGTCTGTCTCGCACATGGCGTTCTGGCAATCGTGCAACGTGAGTCGCTGACCACCTAGAAACACAACGAGCTTGTTGATCTCACTCAATACATGTATCAGCTCAGCATTAAACTGCTCTTGCTTGATCGGCTTCTCTAACCCGCGATCATACAGACGATTCAGACCGCGAGTACTACCTGGGCCGATCGGCGCGTATGTGTACAGATCAGGCGCTTGGTCAAGTAGGTGGGTATACGTCCAGTCAGCAACGATCTGCCCAGCCATGAATGTACCGTGATTGAACTGACCCTTGAATAGACTGATAGCCTCTTCAACTGTGCGATACTGAGGAGCACGGGAGAAGAACTCCTCAAACTTTTTACGGTTCTGCCAGACAGGCTTGAGCGTAGAGTTGGCTATCCAGTTACCTTTACCGCGACCGTCTGGAATAGTGCGCGCAGTGATCATGTATGCGCCGGTCCACGCTTTGCCTCCGCTCAAGACAATATCGTCAATCTCATCACCTAGCGCATAGAACCAATCGTCATGCAACTCATCCTGCTCCCACGCGTCGTGTTGTAGCATCATTGCTATAGTCGGAGGCCAGTTAATCCAGCGAGCAACTACAGGCATCATCCAGAGTAATGGATGATCTTTGTACGGAGCATACAGATTGCGAATCAACCAATCGGAAACTCGGTCATCACGCCGACGCATGTTACAGAAGCGATATTCTTGCAAGATCTTGTCCTCTGTCCAAGGATAAGACTTACCCAACTCTCTATTAATGCGAACTGTCTCACGCTCGTTAACGAAGTACAATAGCTTGCTCATTATCTCAGGGATAGGCTCACCCGCTAAATACTCAGTTTGCATACCCAAACTCCTCAAGAATAATATTGATTGCTTCCTCGGCAGATACCCAGTGAGGATTCAAGCCCGCCTCTTTCAGCTTCTTGGCTGAGGAGATATGCTTCTTGTAGTTGGTCTCAATGTTGACCAACTTCTCAATCTCACCCTTGCCAGCCTCAGCCCGTCGTGAGTTGACATTGGCAACGCTCTGCTCAAATGATGTGTTCAAGCAGATTGGGATATACGTGGTATCAATCGTCTTCAGACGCTCTACCAGATCCATCGTCGGCTGATACACAGTACCGACTAGGATGCCCTCAAAGAGAACATTCTTGTGCTCAGCGCACTCCATGATAGAGTCCCAGACAAGAGCAGGAGTCTTGATCGTATCGCACCCTCCGCACGCTCGGTCATAGGACCCCAGAACGACGAAGTTGTCGTACACGTTGATGAGCACGCCGTTGCTCAGCTTCATCTTTTTCTGGAAGTACGGGTCAGTAATACGCATCACCTCGCGGACTACGTGAGTCTTGCCGCCACCGTTTGTTGCGCGAACGCCAATCACCTTCATGATGTTATCCTCTACGTTATCTAGTAACTTAATTATAACGCAATCACCGTGCGCTTCATGCTTAGTAAGTCACATGCCTGATTAAATATCTCCTGCTGAGAGAGCACTCTCGAGTCGATACCCCATGTCTTCAACTTCTCAGCAGCCAGCTCCACTGCTCGATGTTTCGGCAATAGAGATTTGGCTGGATCGAATGGTTTGTCATTGCCGGCGAGGGCGCGTCGTTTCATCGTCTGCTCAATACATTTCTCTTTCGGAGTGTCGAGTGTGAATGCGTGGAAGATAGCGTGCTCAAGTGAAGCATCAGCAATATCCTTGGTCAACTGCTGCAGACCGGACATGATCAAACCCTCCATGACGATGTGACTGTACGGGCTCAGCTCGGCCGTGGCTTCAACCACGTCACGCACGTTACGCACTCGGTCTACACCGCCGGTCACAGCGCCCTCGTACTTACCGATGAAAGTAACATACTCTCCGTTCGGCAGGATGTAGATATGTGTAAAGACGCCGTTCTTCGTCGTGTAGTCTTTCAGGTGAGTCAGGCGAGACATGATCGCTCGTGCAAGGGTGGTCTTGCCTGACCCGTTGGTTCCGCGGATATTGATGATGTGAGTCACGGCGCACCTTTCACAATTAGTCGGTAAGTATACAATTCTTCTTTGCTCAAGTCAAATAGATTTTCATCACTCATCGTGTAGAGCCATTCTTTGAGCGAGAAAGTAGTCTTGACGTTTATCAGTTGCCTCACTTCAGTATCTCCATGAGCTGATACATCGAGATCTCGCAACCGGCAGCGTTCCGGTGACCCCCTCCTCCAAAATGCTTGGCCAAAGCGGAGGCGTCGTACTCTCCATTGCTCCTGAAGCTTACCTTCACCTTGTTGTCGGAGTCAATGTAATACACAAGTCCGTAGGTGCCAGATTGATTGGCTAATTCGTGCCCGACCTCAGACATGTTCGCACCGCAGTTTACTGCCAAGCCCTCGGCGAACCAGATGTGTCCGTCAAATGACCACGGAGCCATAGGTAGCGGATCGTCCTCACGAGCTAGGCGAGTCACTTCACACTTACGCGCCTTCTTCGTCACGCCCCTCACTTCTTGCTCAATCCGCGCTAGCAATACCTCACCGATACTGATCACATGATTGACATCGACCATATCCCAACCGACGAACGACCACGGCTTCGTAGTCGCCATACCGGCGTGAAACGCTTTGGAGTCCTTGATCTTGAACTGCCAACGGTCACGGTCGTCAATCATCTGAATGATGTATGGAGCTTCTGAGGTGTGGAAGTGCTCCCAAGCGATAAGAGCACCGCTTCGCTCATCGTCAAGAATGATCGTATGACGCTCATTCTCATCGACAAACATCATTCCGTCAACGTAGCGCCCCAACCAAGTCTCAAACGCACTCTTGTGATGATCAAGCCAAGTAACGTGTGAGGCCGCTGCCATTAGTCGCTCCATCGTCTCTTTCGGAAAGCTGAAGTCCAGGATGTAAACCTCACGGTCCTCATACAGGATCTTGCTTGGATCAAGCGGATCACCGTAGGACATACCGACGTAGTCAGCCTTATCACCGAGTTTGAGCCAGGCTGTGTAGGCCGCTCCGAATCCATCGGTGCAATGGTCGTGGTATATTACTAGAGGTTTCATACTGTCTCCTTGTCAAATGGTTCTTCAGGCATGAACGAAAGAATGTGATCAGCGATGTCACCGTAACCGGTCAGGTCAGCTCGCTTCTCAACGATGTCTTTGCCGATAGGCTTCTTGTTCATGTAGTATGCCTTGACCATGCAGGCCACGGTTTCAGCCTCAGCGATACCGCACTTGCGCGCATAGCGGGGAGGGGCATCAATGTGACTGATGGCATCAGTGATCTCAAGCAAACCCTCGCGGTAAGGGCGCGGACCTTTCTTAGAGCATTCGGGGAACAAATACTCAATACCGGACATGGGTAAGCCGACCAGGTGATACTCGGCCTCAGTCCAGTCGACATCATACCCGAACACCGCCTCACGTAGATCCATACACTTCCACGTGAAGTATGTGCCAATCTGCGGGATACCCTTCTGTAGCAGACGCATGAAGCTCGGCTGCATGCAATCAGCAAAGAACTTCTCAGGTGTGCCGTAGGTCTGAATCCACGACTTCATCGCCTTCTTACCTGACTCACCTCTGAAGTGTCGACGCTCAGAAGCGCGAGGGTTTGTATCGTACCGGTTCCACAACTCGGTCCAGAACTCATCACCCTTGAGCTCGCACAACTGGCACGCTGTACCCATATGGTAATACGTCACGAACGCAGCGCACCAACGCATGAGCATATCCTCAGGCATACCGCTCTTGTACAGAGCAACGTACACCGGATCAAGGTCATCGGTAGCGATCGTCAGCTCAGCGAACCGTTTCCAGTCCAGATTTGGATCATATGCTAACACGTTCAGGCTCCTGTTTGAATTGAGAAAGGTCTACCGCTTGACGAGCGTCAAACATACTGTATCGCGGCTCACGCCCCAGCTCAAAGAGGTAGGTATAGTTCACAGAGTCGTACGCGCAACCGATCATGCCGTAACCGAACTCTCGATGCATGTGAGCGGCGATAGCGGAGACGTAATCTGCGTCATTCTTGATCTCAGTATCTAGCCAGCGGCCGTAGGTACCGCGATGCAGGTGACCCTTCACCTTGGAGCTATCCACAATCGTGATCAGGGGTACGTTGTTGGTGATAGCGGCATCCAGCAACAAGATCTCTTGATCACTGCGAAGCAGCCGGTACATCGTCATAGAGTTGTATTCCAAGAGTACGTAATCAATATCACCCTTGTCCATTATATCAGGAGACGTCGTGTAGGTGTTACCTACCTTGACTGAGGACTTTGGGTTTGCCTTGGCGTAAGCATTCACGCATTGCCAGTCATGGTCAACACCGATTGACTCACCAACTAGATCGCGGTATGGCGCAGTGCTCAACCCAAAGCCGCAGAACGCTTCAAGAATCTTTGGAGACGGGCGCAGGCGGTCGAATGCGATGTCGTTGATATGCCAGAGCTGCTCGGCATAGGTCAAAGTAGAATTTACAGAGTGCTTGAACCAATGATGCATTCCTACATCATCAGCTTTCTGCTTTACCTCTGAGACAGAGTACGGCACGAAGAACTCGTGACCGCGATAGGAGGCTTTGATGGCCAACATCTTACTTGTCCTTCACGAATGTGCCGTCAGGCATCAGAGTACCGGTACGGTCTTTGATCTCGTCATACGCAAGGCCGAGGCAGATAACCGGATCAATGTCTTTGAGGGCGCAGTAGTTGATGAGGCAAACCAGGACATCGCCCACGCCGTCTTTGATCGCCGGCAGGTTACGCTGAGACTCAGCTTTGAACAGCTCAGCGAGTTCCTCAAGAGCCTTGTTCAGCTGCGCTTGTGGCGTGGCGTTGGGGATGATCTTGCGTGCCTCAGCCCAGCGAATCACGTGGATCTCCAGCTCACGCCAGCTGGTCGGTTTTACGTCGTTCATGCTCATGTGACTTCTCCTAGTTAAACAGGTACTGCGCCGCGCATAAAGTCAGGCGCGATGCCGAACTTCCACGTGGCGAAAACGGATTTGTACTTACGGTAGTACTGACGATACGCCTCTACTGTATTTTCAGAGCGGCAATCTTCAGGCATCGCTTGCGGCGGCTCGGTGAACTTGAACGGACCGGATTGAAGCGCGGCCGGAGGGTTGACGAGTAGCTGCTTGATAATGGGCTCACACGCATGGCGGCGATTGTATCGCTTGGCGTACTCATTGCATAGGTGGAAGCCTAGCTCAGCGAGCCACTGGTAGTTTGCTTTGTTGGACGCGGCCCACTTAACAGACGGGTGATGCTCGTGCGTCTTCTTGTATGGAGCGATGTCGCTTTGACCGTGAATGTGATACACGGTGCTCATGATCTGCGCAGTCTCAAGAATCATCTTGACTACGTGCTTGTCGCAGTGCATGGACGCAGCCATGATTGCTGAGTGGTGCAAATAGAATACGTTCATGTTACTTACGAGCAGAAACTCGTACCGTAGTGTACTCAGTTGTCTTTGTGTTGGCGCGGATGAATTGAGGGCTCAACTTTTCTTTCACTGCTTCCATGTCAAGTGACTCACGGGTGCCAGTGGTCACGGTCACGCGGAACAGCGAGCCCTCGCCGACTTTGATACCTGTTGCTACTAGATCCTCTTTCAGCTTTTTCTCAATCTTTTCGAGATCAGCAATCTGTGCTTTGATTTCGCCAAGACGGTCACAGGTGTCGATTACAAATTGGTCTTGCTCAATTTCGGTCATGTTATACTCTCTTTCGTTACAGTTATGCTACCACCAAACAGCTGATGATATGAGGAAATTATAAGTGCGCGGCGGGAGCTGGCTAATTGTAAAAAGCTATCACGCTTTCATTCTCAATTGTCTTGCCCGTCAGTTATCTTGCGCCACTCACCCATCATGATATTCCCGCCCTTAGACCGCCAACTGAGTCGGTGTCCTTGATATTCGGCCCCGCGTAGGTTGGTGATACATGTTCCTACTACAATCGATGAGAATGACTGACGCCGGGCGATTGCCTTCATCAAGTTCTCAAGATCCTGATTGAATCCAATACGTTGTATTACATCAGCTGACTTGAACTTGACTCCTGGAGGGAACTGACGGAACAACCACTCAAGCAAGCCCTCCCGCGCCTCGCTATCATCATCGAGAACACGTGCTCTAAGGTCTTGACGCATTGGATCGATATAGCCTGCAGCTATCACTGCCTTACGCACAAACTGATCCCACTCGGGAAAGCGTGACGGGCCTCCGTTGAACACTACACCCTCAGCGGTAACGCCGTTCATCAGGATCTTGATAGCCGCCAGCAGCAACTCACGTCGGCGACTCAGTACGTAATTACTCAGCTGAGGGTGCTTGAAGTCCATAGAGCGACGACGGTCAAACTCAACGATCATGGAGCGTGTAGCTATTTCCGAGGAGGGGGCCACATTGATACCGTTGGCTACTATCAAGCTCCGCGGAGTCAATACGATCTGGTCGTTACTTCCCAGTACTCGCCCGCTATATGATCCAGATGTCAGCAACTCAGTCAGGATCTGGCTCCTGAACTTGCCGTTCTGATTGTCAAAGATCAATACCGCCGGGTCATTCATGAAGTAGGTGACGAGCTGCTTTGCTTGCTCCTCCTCACCGTGCGCCAACCCAAAGCTCTTTGCTGTCTTACTGAGCACTAACTGAGGAATAAAACACCATTGAGTCTTACCGTCCTGAGGATACGGTGATGTGGCGATAAACATCGGGCTCAAGGTGATAACCTTACGGGCTACTGCTGAAATAAGAGCAGTCGCGCTCAGTGATCGGCCGACGTCCTTGTTGTGGAAGGGGAAGTCATCATATACATCAGCTATGATCTCTTTCGCCTTCTCAATCGTCATCTTGTTGACGTCCTCAACTGCAAGGTCTAGATTATCACCGATGAATAGACCTGATATTGAGCAAAATCCCTCAGTGGTCAGAAACTTGCCGTCTTGCGTAACTACTGGATACATTACAATACCTGATAGTTGGGGCATACCCCAGTTGATTGAGGGGTCCATCATTCGTCGCACCAGGCGTGTATCCGCTTCTACCAGGATATCAACATGCTCTTTACCGTCAGTCTTGACGAACTGAATATGTTTCTCTAAGTGGTGAGCGAATGCGTCAGTGGATGGAGTGACCACCTGCACATCATTGTAACGATTCACGTCCCGCTTCACCACTACCACAGCCTTGCCGTTGTAACTAAAGAGTCGCTTTTCTTCATTCGGCACAGCGTCGATGATCTTGACCGCCTCGTTCACCGCGTCTTCCATGCTCACCTTACTCAAGTTGAGCTTCGGTTTGCCATCCTTCGCGACCTTGCCGCTCTCGCTCATCTTAGATGGCAACCACTTCTTGACTCGATCGGTTTCCCACCCGAAGGCCTCAAGTGAGGCGAAGCCGGTGATGGTCTTACCCTCTGCTAGCTTCTTGTATGTATCATCGACATCCCCGCCGGTATCGTCATCATGCTCAATCAGGAAGTTGATCGCTTTGACGGCCTTGTGCGTTACCTCAATCGGGACTCCCGCCTTGGCGAATCCACCGATCACGCGAAGCATAGAGTCGTGACGGATACCAGGAGCGATGCAGTGTTTCACCCAGATGACCGTCATGATTACACCTAGAGCTTGCTTCAGCTCTTCTTCCGATATCAGCGGCGGCTCACCTCGGCACTCAATCCACTGGACGTTATGCTCATGCACAGACGGGGGGAAGACGGTCTGGGAGTTATCACCGCGATACTCCAAGCACTTGACAATTGCTCCTCCTGTCTCCTTCTTGGACAGACGCCAGTCAGCTAGAGCCTTGGTGCTACCCTCCACGTGGTAGAGGTAATGTGACGGAATGACGCTGTCACCCTCACCTTGATACACTCGGCCGAATCGCCAGGAAGTCGGAGGTAAGAACCAGTGAGCAATCTTACGCGCCAGCGGGTGGTCCAAGTCAACATCAATCAGGTTACCAGACACCGCTCCCATCTGAACGCCGATGTTGCAGAGCCCTTTGAACTCCTCCGGGCCGAAGGTAACATTCTGCCAGTCTTTTCTACGTATGACTTTGGACTTGCTTTCTATCGGCAGGCACTTCCACCCTTTTGCCGTGTACATCTCATACGCTTGTCTAATCGCCTCTTGATGAGCCTGCGCGTCTTCGAATACTAGTGTGACCATCAGAAAATCTCTTTTTCTACGTTGATGTAACCGTCATTCTTACGCAACGTCAGCCACTTTGGCGAAGGCAAACTGTAAGCCTCCACTTTGGCCGCATGCGCGCTCTTTGGGGCGATACCCCCTCGCCGTTTGAACCATGCTTCAGCGTGAAACCGAGCGCCCCCTGTGTACTCAACGCAGCAGAACTGCGAGACGGGTATACTGATGCCTTGGTCGGTTTCACACTCATAGGATGCGAGTAGATGCTTTTTGCCGGTGATTTTGGCGGAGGTAACGGCATAGTTTACACGTAAAACGCGTGCGCGCAAACCCCCTTTGGACTCTAGCATGGGGTCTAAGTCCGTCAGGGCTATCTTCAGCATGTTTCCTTTGCTGACTTTCTTCACCTCCTTCTTCTCTCCTGACTGCTCCTCCATCTTTCCGTCAGCCTTTTGCTTGCTCCATGTCTCCATAGTGGACACACCGCCAAGGCGCTCAAGATTGCCGGCGTAGTCCAGCACGAGGCAATCAGTCTTGCCTTGCGCTCGCCTCATTCCCCTCCCCAACATTTGCACCCACAAAGCAGAGCTTTGACTCGGGCGTAGGTTGACGATAGCATCTAGCGCGGGGAAGTTGAATCCGGTAGTCAAGATATCCACGTTGGCCATAGCCTTCACCTCTCCGCTCGTCCACAGAGCAAGTGAGTCATCACGGTCTGGATCTTCAGAGCTCACCACTCCGCAGGATATCTTGAACTTGCTGAATAGCGCAGCGGCTTCCTTCGCTGCCTTGATCGTAGAGCAGAAGATCACTACGTGCTTGCGCCCCTTCAGCGCCTTCACTGCGTGCTCCACCGCTTTCTCCATCCAACCATCCTCGTCCATCTTCGCTTGAACGTCTTGAGCGTTGTAGTCGCCACCCGTCTTCTTGACTCCTTTCAAGTCTAGCTGCCAGTTAGTCGAGACACCGACCAGCGGGCTGAGGTATCCTTCTTCTACCAATTCAAGCGGAGACTTCTGGTAAGCGAGAACGTCGAACGGGCGGTCTTTACCATAGATTACCCCGTTGTCCAGACGCCAGGGAGTCGCGGTAACGCCTACCCGTCTAGCTTGTCCTAACGCCGATATAAAGCTACTGTACATTAGACCCTCCCCATCTGGAGGAACCGTGTGCGCCTCATCTACTAGTATCAGGTCGAAGTCTTGAAACAGGTCCGGCTTACGGTAAACGGACTGGATGCCGGCGAACGTGACAGGCATCACTTCAGTGCGGCCGAGCCCTGCGCTGTAGATGCCGGCGTTGGTGTTGCCAGAATACGCGACGTACTCGTTGTAATTTTGTCGTAGGAGCTCTTGGACATGAGCAAGTACAATCATCTTGCCGCCTCGTTGGCTCATGAAGGTGGCGAGATGAGCGATCAAGAGGCTCTTGCCGCTTCCAGTGGGCAACGCCACTACGGGGTTGCATCCATGCTTCAAAGCATCTATCACTGCGTCAAAAGACTCCAGTTGATATGGTCTAAGTTGCATCAGTTTCTCTTCTTCATTGCGTGAAACTCAGCGACGTTGCGGGCCTCACTGATCTTATTGCAGTACGTGATGAACTTGTTGGTTGCTCGCTCGTACAGCGCCCACATGCCCGGCTCGACGATAGACTTCTCGACGAAATAGTCTTTGCCTATCTTTCGTATTACTTGACCGTGCGGGTCTTTCTGGATAGCGTCTCGTGCTTTGGTCATTTCACAACCCCTCGTCGGCCAGTGCTTCGGCCATAACCAATACCAACATGCAAAGATGCTCACGCCCAACTCCGGGTTGAAACACATAGCCTGCTTCGTACTTGAACGCTTCCTTGGCCATCAAGCCAGATAGTGTGTCGGGGAACCAGCCGTGCTGCGCCGCAAAGCGCAACGCGCGAACTGATCTGGCCGTATTGCAGATGCTCGTCATCGGGGTGGATGCGGTAAACATCATGATTCCCAAAGCGGATGCCGGGTGTGTTAATCCACTTGTCAAACTCAAACACGCGCACTTGAATCCGCGCACCACGGGCTGCGGCAAAAAGTAAGCGACTCATTTCTTACCTCCAAACTTGATTGAGATCAGGTCGTAGCAATACCAGAACAGAAGGAATGGAGCTACGCAAACCACGAAGCAGAACAACAGGAAGCTGCTGATGCCTAGCAGTAGGAAATCAACGAGCGGGTTGAATGGGTGTTTCATTTGCGCGCCTCCAGCATGGCGTCGGCATACGCATATGCCTCTTTAGCCGTGTCTCGCGCATCGTCCTCAATACCCCATGTCGTTCGTGCAAGCTGCGCCTGCATCGCTTTTGCGGCAAAGTAGTCACGTATGGTAATGCCGGTAAACTCAAGTATTTGGTTGTCTTTGGCGGTCATTCCGAATGCTTCACACGGACCATGTAATACCGACGGGTGCGCCGGGCCTCCTGTATTGATATCGAACTCTTTCATTTCGGTTTCCTTTGCATCGCCGGGGGCAAGCTTTTGCTTGATCCGGGAAGGGTTATGGGTTGATACTGACGATAGTAGTTCTGGGACTTCGGGAAGTGGCGGCGATTGCCCTCCACTATCACCGAGGGTCCCGAGGTGTCAAAGGCGTTACTCGTCTTGGTCGTCATATTCATCGTCAAGGTTGTCGTCACCGCGAGAAAACTCTTCATAGATCTTTTCACGGATCGCCTCAAGTCGCTCTTGGTCAATAGGGGTTGTTGCTGGAGTGACCATTTTAGTAAGCCACCAAGCGGAAGCTGCGACCATTGACAACATATGTCAATGGGGAACCGGCCTTAGCAGCAGAGTACAGAGTGCGGGTCAGCTTGTCGTGCTGAGCGTAGGTCATCCACTCGGTGCCGTGAGTGGTCCAGATCTTGCCGGCGTTGCTCCATTCCTCACCCGTTTCCAAGCACATTGTGCGGCGGTCAAGCTTCATCGACTCAGCGATGGCGGGCACTGGGCCACGCTTGTTGCCGGTTGAGGGCGCGGAGACGGAGTCCTTAGTGCCCCACTCGTTACCGCAACCATGGCAAGTGTGATAACCTTCGTCAACGATATGCTGCATTCCAGCACGTTCAACGATGCGGCCAGATGTGATGTCAACCGTGGCGCCGCAGGAGGGGCATGCGAACTCTTCAGTAGGAGCGATGTCTTGATCGTCGCTCTCGGAGTCGTAGACTTCGTTGGGGGTGAACTCAGCGACTTGCTTGACCACTGGAGCGGAGACTTCTTCATCCTCGCTCTCGACTTGCTTGATCAGCTCGGTGCCGGCCAGGATAGCGGTAATGATTTCGTCTTCGGTGAAACCTTCGGCTTCCAGCTCCTCAGCCAGCAAAGCGCAACGGCGCTCAGCGGTCTTGCGGTCAGCGAACTTCTTGACCTGATTGCCTGCGGTGTTGGCGTTGTAGAAGGCCAGCAGGGACTTGGATGCGTTGATAGAGGATGCGAATGTGGACATGGTGATTACTCCTAGAAAAGTTACGAGGTGTTGCTATGGGCCTAATTATGGTGGTTGAGCATTGAGCTGGCTAATTGTATTTTAGACTCAAGATGTGAGCGCTGATAGGTATTACCTATTACTTGGCGATCGCGACTTTGTAGTCAGGATGAAAGACGCCTACCGAGTGGCGCAGGCTGTCCACCGCCCGATCGCGCGCATCTTCATCTTTGCCGCGAAGGATGAGCTCCACGGCGTCGCGTGCACAAAGCTGAGCGCTGTCGTTTGCGTGTGAGTGTTTGAACACGAGGGTCATCAGTTGGTCGATGTCGAGTGGCTTGGTCATGATGTTACTCCTTGAGGTTGATGGTTAGCCTACGATGATGAATTGGGAGTCTTCGCAGTGAGCATACACGCTCACGCTGATGCGGGCTCCGCGAGCCTCAAAGTGCAGCAGGGCTTCCTCAGCGTACTTGAGTGCGATAGTGTATCCAACGACCAGGCAGGCGTGGCCAGGGAAGCCGGTGGAGCCGTCGCCGATTGGCAAGTGCGTAGAAGCGCTGATGGCGAACTTGCTACCCTTCGGGGCGCGGTTCAGCAGCGTCTTCACTTGAGCAGCGGTCAGGCGATAAACTTCGCAACGGCTACCGAAATCTTCGCCGATTACTTCGGGGGTGGGTAGTGTGGATTTGGTCATGGTGAGTATCCTTTCAGTTACGGGTTATCAAGTTATGGGTGAAAGTATAGGTCAAGGATTGAGCCGTGGCTAATTGTAAATAACTATCGTGGATTGAGTGCCTATGGCTACGGATTGAGTAAAAGCGATTGAGTGATAGTCTTTTCCAATGGGGGTCGGTTTAAGAAAGATTTTTCGAATGGCGTGTGCGGTTGTGGCGTCAGGGGTGGTTGTAGCGACTCGGAAGCTCTAAATACCTCGTTAGTGGGTGTGTAAGCAGGTGTCGTTAGTGCGTGGGTTACTAGCGTTGTATTCTGATTACTATCTTTTGAGGGGGCATTTAACTAACTGATTTACCTGGAGGCCTCTATCTGTATAGCGTGTGCGTTAGTTAGGTATAGATTAGTTAGATTCTGAGCCAGGACCTTGTATATATTATTTTTAGAATTATGCGTTGTTTCTGATTTTGTACAAAATATGAATAAATAAACTCAATTTATTTACCTTTTTTCTTCTTTTTAACTCTAAACTCTTATAACTTATTAACTAATCTAACTAACCCTCAGAAAAAGTAAATAAAAACAACGTGTGTACAATGTTTGGTTGTATGGGTCAGTTAGTTGGGTTGGGCAGTTGGATGCGGAGAGCTGTAAAAATTTTGACTAAGGGTTAACCCTAGGTGTGAAGGTGGATGCGCGAAAATGCGAATACAACCTGACTAAAAACTATCTAAGATGAACTAACCTACGCTATAATATAGTCATTACTAACTCTAGGCTAAGGAGCCACTAATGACACCGTTCGAGATACTCAAAATGGATATACAGAATGCTCTTGACAGTTACGAAACTGCGATGGGTCTGGAACCTAAGATCATTCGCACTGACTTGATGACTTCGGAGCAGCGCTTCCTCGCTAGTTACGGTCAGCGTGAGTCAATCAAGCACACGCGCAAGGACCGGGATGAGATCATCATGAAGATGCGTGTGATTTTCAAAGACACTTGGTTCGGGTCGGCTGACGCTCTGCGGGCAGTCAATAATCCGTATTTGAAGAATGCTAGAGAGGTAGGCGCGTTCTTGAAGTATGAATCAGTACAGGACCCGACTCTATTTGAAACCCGCCTCGCCGGTGGCAACTTGATGAAGTACAAGTTCAGACGAATCGCATCAGTGTGAGCCCAACTCAGCTCCTGAAGTTATACTTATAGGTATTCACTATCAGGAGCTGCACATGGAGCGTCTTACACCCGATAACCTTGACTACCCACTCGATGACGAGCGGTTCGCCACCCCTCCCGCTGAGTTGAACCTGATGGCCTGCAATCTGTGGTTGACTGACCCACCGCCTGAGCCGGTGTTCAACACGGAGATGAAGGAGAAGTACGACGGCTTCATCCAACGGCAAGCCGCGTACGCATCGTTTCGGAACGAAGTGTCTATCCGTCGTGACTCACTGATGCTTGAGGAGAAACGCCTGCTCATTCCTCAGGCTCCGTTCGGTGAGGACATCCGGGCGGCGATTGAGTGGGTACAGTCAACGGGTAAGACACCGATTGAGTTCTTGACTGAGACTTACCGTAACTCCACACACCGGATTGAGGCGCGGATTGCGGCCGCTACTAAGGTCATGGACTACGTCCATCGTCGTTTGCCTCAGCAAGTCGAGATGAAAGCAGACGGAAAGATCACTGCACAGTCCTTGAGTCTACGTGGAGTGTCGCAGTTGAGCGACCGTGAGCTTGAGGTGCTGGAGCAGATCCTGTCGAAGCTAAGTCCTGAAGCCAAGTGAAGTCGCAGGAGCACACGTCCGCGGTCTTGATGGACTTCCTTCGGGAGGCCAAGCAAGCGCGACTCGCTGAGAAGTCTCTGATTGAGTTCACCAAGCAGGCATGGGACATCATTGAGCCGGGAGTCGCCTTCCGTGACAACTGGCACCTACATGCGATCGCTGAGCATCTTGAGGCGGTGAGTCTTGGACAGATAGAGAACTTGGTCATCGCTATCCCTCCTGGATGCATGAAGTCCATTCTCGTGTCCGTAGCTTGGCCAGCATGGGAGTGGCTGAAGAATCCGTCTCTGCGTTACATGGGAGCGTCCTACGGTGCGGACTTGGCCATACGCGACTCGATGAAGTGTCGTGACATCATCACGTCGGATTGGTATCAAGACCGATGGCCGCAGGTTGAGGTGAGAGCCGGTGACGATCAGAAGACGAAGTTCTCACTGACTGGAGGCGGCTGGCGCATGGCGACGTCCGTTGGAGGACGAGCAACGGGTGAGCACCCTGACAGAAAGATCGTTGACGACCCGCACAACGCCAAGCAAGCTGAGTCAGACGCTGAGCGTGAGTCCGCCATCACTTGGTTCGACCGTACGCTATCCACTCGCGGTAAGAGCCGAGGTGCGAAGACGGTAGTCGTTGCTCAACGCTTCCATGAGCGCGACGTCACCGGTCACATCCTCGCCGACATCGGCGGGTATGACTACCTCTGTATTCCCATGGAGTACGAGAGCAAGAGGAGTGTCACGTCTATCGGCTGGGTTGATCCACGCAAGACGAAGGGCGAGCTGCTCTGGCCTGAGATGTTCGATCACAAGAGCGTCACCAGCCTGAAGCAGTTGCTCGGTGCGTATGGCGCGGCCGGACAGCTGCAGCAGGAGCCTGCTCCCGTTGAGGACGGCTTGCTCAACATCAAGTCGTTCAAGATGTGGCCGCATGATGAGCCGCTACCTCAGCTGGAGTTCGTCCTGCAGAGCTACGACACGGCGTTCACGGAGAAGACGAGCGGTGACCCCTCGGCTTGCACAGTCTGGGGTATCTTCACGAAGGACCAGAAGCGCCAAGCACTCTTGCTTGATGCGTGGGATGAGCACCTGAGCTACCCTGACCTGCGCACGAAGGTGATGGATGAGTGGTTGAGCGAGTACGGCGGCTCGGCCGGCAAGAAGCACGCGGGACCGCCGACGAAGTCACGCAGGCCGGACAGGGTATTGATCGAAGCGAAAGCCTCCGGTCAGTCGCTTATCCAAGACCTTAGACGGGCGGGAGTGCCGGTCATACCTTACAATCCAGGTAACGCAGACAAGATCGCTAGGGCTCACCAGATGGCGCCAGTGCTCGAGATGGGTATCCTATGGATTCCAGAGTCCAAGAAGAACCCAGGACAATATGTCAGTTGGGCTATCGCCATGCTGAAGCAGCTGAGCCGTTTTCCAGTGGCGGAGCATGACGACTTAGTAGATACGGTCTCGCAAGCTATAATTTTCCTCAAGGACAACGGGCTATTAGTCTTGCCTCGTGCTCACCGTGAGGAGTTGCAGCGCCGTAGACCTGACAAGGAAAGGGTCAATCCATATGCGGTGTAAATCATGTCAGGAATGAGTGCGGCGCTCACGGCGCTCAAAGAGTATATCCTCGCCCAACGGGCAGCGGCAGCTGGAGCCAAAGAGCAGAAGATGCTCCAAGGGTTCTATCGCGGTCACGCTGACGCGCCGACCCCGGTCGTGCATTATCATGGAGGCACGTATGAGCCGGGAGCCGAGACCAATCGCCCCCTCTACATGAGTCGTGACAAGAGGATGGCTGAGTCATACGCTGACACAAAATGGGGTAAGGTTGTCGCCCTCGCTCCTACTCCAAGGAAGACTGCTCCCCCGCGAGAGCTGACTCGCCTGGCAAAGAAATACGTCCCCGAAAACGCTGAGTACGGGTATACTCCGGCTACTGCGTTGGACGAAAGTATGCATGGTGATAAGGTGGGTGACCTAGTCAGTGAGCTGTGGAACCGTGAGTATGATTCTGCAAGAGCTTTCGACGTAGGTATGGACTCAGGGCGAGGCGGTAACATGGGAGAAGTATTCATCGCTCTTCCCGGAGAAAACGTGATGCCTGCGCCCACGTCTCCGGTGTTCATCAGTCCTCAACGGAGAATAGCTGAGTACTATGCTGAGAAGCGAGCAGCGCAGACCGGTAAACCTCCTCAAACTGAGATGATTCTCGCTGACCCTTTCTCCGGTCGAGCATACGGTCACTCAACGATGGGTAGCGGAGCACGTGAGCCGATGTTCACGCAGGCGCGACAGATATCACCTGAGGAAGTAAAAGACGTGACCGACCTAGGCACCATGCAGAGCACTGACCCGTTCTGGTACAATCCAGAAGGTAACCGCATGGCTCGCTTCCCAGTCACTAGTACTCACACAAAGAACATGATGGAGGAAGAGTACGCCAAGCGGCTCGGTGTTCCTCCACTTGATCCAATGAGTACGAATGAGGGACACAATGCTCTGCTCACGGGTAGAACGCGTAAGAGTAGTCCTGAGACGTTGGATCTAATGCGGCTGGCTAACCCTGATGACTCACTCGTAGAGTCCCTGAGGGCGCTCGTCGCACGTGGCGATTTGCCTCACGCAAAGACAGATGTGAGCGCGGGTGAGTCATTGTATGAAGGTTTACCGCTCAGCAAGATCCTTGACGCCAGGACTCTTGAAGATATCGCTGAGTGGAAGAAGTACGCTCGCGGTGGTCTAGCCCGAATGAAGGAGTGCTCATGCCGGAAATGAAAGCAACCCCTGCCAAGTCAGACGCGCTCGCTTGGCTCATGTCCAAGCTTCAAGGAGCAGATGAGTTCGCACGTAAGCCGTTCGGCTATGACAACCCGCCCGTAGCGATACTCTCTGACTTACTCGGTATCCCAGGAGTGCTGAAGACCGGTGAACGTGTAGCCTACGGCGAGCCCCTCACGTCAGGTAAGGGTTGGACTACACGCATGAAGCCTGAGACTGAGGAAGCGCTGATGGCTGCTCCCATGCTCATGGACATGCCGTTGTCCCCGCTCCGGGCTATCGCCACTCTTCCCCGCTCGGTAGCTCGCGCTGCCGGTGATTTCGCTCGCGCCTCTGCAATCCCCGCGACGAACGTGGTCAAGGCAAAGGGTGGGAACTGGATTGATGGATCAGTGGAGAATGCGCTGAAGGGGTTGAAGAGAAATCCTGAATTTCATCCAGATTTTGAGCATGATGTAGTCACGTTGCCTGACGGCCGTCGTTTGAGCCAGACTACGGGAGAAGTGCTTCCCCCTGTAAACGCACTCACACCGGACACCGCACTCAACAACTGGATCGACAAACAGCTCACCCGCTACGTCAAGAACGATATGGCGACGCCGGAGGACCCCGTCCGGGCGCTGGCTGAGCGCGGGGTGTTGCACGTCAACCCTGATGATCTCAACTTCCGTCGTGAGAGCCTTGGCACGCAGATACATAAAGGTCAGACTCACTACGCTCAAACACCAACTGCAGGTATGTGGGAGGGAGCCAGTGATCTAACGATCGCCCCTGAGTTGGCAGGAGTTCGTGCTGAGAGCGCCAACGCAGCAAGAGCCAAACAAGGTCTTGAGCCGCATCCTTGGCTTGGTAAGATTGACCCCAACACTCCGGTGTACGATATTGAAGAGGCGAATCACTTCTCTCGCGATGTAGGTTTCCGTCACCTCATAGACGAGCTTCGCAACGCGACTAATCCCGCCTCCGGCCTCCCTCGTGAGCTACTGCTCAAGTATGAGTCGCTGCCTCAGGTGAGCGTACCTCAGGCTGTTCAGCGAGTTCACGATATCAACGCATGGCGAGCAGCGCAGAAAGCTGAAGCTGATATGGCTAGAGCAAACAACGCCGCTACGGTACTCCACAAAGAGTACCCGAACAAGGGCTTCAAGTGGGTGGAATTGAAAGCTCCTGAAGACGAAGAGGCATTCGCATCCGGCGCTCGGGCCGCTCTTGACCCCAACACTGGGGACATGCGAGGAGCAGGTTACAAAGCCCTCGAAGACGCCCTCAAGTACGAAGGTGACACCATGGGTCACTGTGTGGGCGGGTACTGTCCGGATGTGCTTGAGGGGCGCTCGCGCATCTTCAGTCTTCGCTCGGCCAAGGGTGAGCCGCATGTGACGATTGAGGTGGCCCCAAAGCGCAACTACGGTCGTATGGAAGAGGGTAATCAACTTGGAGAAGATTATCTGGAGTCGCTCTTCGGAGCAGCAAACAAGGATCCAGAGCTCAACAAGCTCATCGAATATGGAGATATGGATACACCGGAGATAATTGCCAGGTTGCAATCCAATCACCCTGAAGTTTACAACAAGCATTTCAACATAGAAGAACCGCCATCTATCGTACAAATCAAAGGCAAGCAGAACCGTGCCCCCAACCCAGAGTACCTGCCGTTCGTGCAGGACTTCGTCAAGTCAGGTAAGTGGAGCGACGTGGGTGACTTGCAGAATACGGGGTTGGTTGAGTATACTAAGGGTCGCCAGACAGTACCTCAAGGACTCACCGGTAGGACGACGATGGGAGTACCATTCGAGGACGTAGGTATCCCGGAGGGTTACTACACAAATGATGAGCTACTTGACCTTATGCGTGGATGGCAAGAGCGCTCAGGTAACAAGCCCAACTTCGCCGCTGGCGGAGTTGTCACCGCATCTCAAACAGGTTATAATCCTCAGCGCGTTGACGAGCTCGTCACACAGCTATCAGCAGAACTCTTTCCTCAGTAAACGGAGCCCTACCCCATGGCAGAAAAAGACGACGAGTTGGAAGACGTCATGTCCGGAGAGACAATTGGCCTTGACAACGAGGATGAAGACGAGGTGGAGGATACCGAAGACGGTGGCGCTATCATCCGCATGAAGGATGAGAAAGACCTGAAGAAGCAGTCCGCGCACTTCGCAAACATCGTTGAAGACGTCGATCAATCCTCTTTGAAGACCGTCGTTGATGACTTGCTTGAGAAGATTGAGCGAGACAAAGAGGCGCGTCAGAAGCGTGACAAGCTATACGAAGAGGGCCTACGCCGTACCGGACTAGGTGATGACGCTCCCGGGGGAGCTCAGTTCGCCGGGGCCAATAAGGTCGTTCACCCAATGCTTGTGGAAGCCTGCGTGGACTTCTCTGCTCGTGTGATGAAGGAGATCTTCCCGCCGAACGGCCCAGTCAAATCCAAGATCGTCGGTGAGCGCGACAAAGAGAAGGTAGAGAAGGCTGAGCGCAAGACAGCCTACATGAACTGGCAGCTCACAGAGCAGATGCAAGAGTTCCGAGGGGAACTTGAGCAGTTGTCCACTCAGCTTCCCCTAGGCGGTGCTCAATACCTCAAGATCATCTGGAACGCAGCGCAGAAGCGCCCCTCGGCTGAGTTCATCGCGATTGATGATATCTACCTACCGTTCGCAGCAACGAACTTCTACAGTGCTGAGCGCAAGACGCACGTACAGTACCTGACGAAGCAAGGCTACCTCAAGCGTATCAAGGACGGGATGTACATCGATGTGGATGTGCCGACTCCTGAAGATCCTGAGTTCAGTGCGGCATCCAAGGCGAACGACCTGATTGAAGGGCGTGAGCCTACGTCCTACAATGAAGACGGCCTGCGTATCGTCTTTGAGGTCACCGCTCACCTCGACATCGAGAAAGAGGGTGACGTTCGCCCCTACATCATTACGATTGACAAGACGACCAACAAGGCTCTGTCGCTCTACCGTAACTGGGAGCAGGATGATGAGTCATGCAAGGAGTTGGAGTGGATCATCGAGTTCCCGTTCGTCCCATGGCGCGGGGCGTACCCAATTGGACTGACCCACATGATTGGCGGTCTGTCAGGCGCAGCTACCGGATCTTTGCGGGCGCTGATGGACTCAGCTCACATCCAGAACATCCCCACGCTGCTGAAGCTGAAGGGAGGGCCGGATGGGCAGACTCTCAGCCTACAGCCGACTGAGGTCGTTGAGGTAGACGGCGGCTCACTCGTTGACGATGTGCGCAAGTTGGTGATGGCACTTCCGTTCAATGGTCCTTCACCCGTCCTATTCCAACTGCTCGGTTTCCTCATCGATGCGGGTAAAGGCGTTGTCCAAACGTCCTTTGAAAAGCTATCTGACCAGAACCCCAACGCTCCTGTAGGCACCACGCTGGCGCTAATTGAGCAGGGTATGGTTGTATTCAGCTCCATCCACTCGCGCCTCCACTCCTCTATGGGTCGCGTGCTGAAGGTCATCCACCGCATCAACAGCGCCTACATGACACCTGAGGATGTTAAGCTGCAGGCGGGTGACTTGGAGATTGAGCCATCTGACTTTGACGGCCCGATGGATGTGGTACCGGTCAGTGACCCGCAGATTTTCAGTGAAACTCAGCGCTTCGCTCAGACGCAGGCTATCCTTCAGCGTGCCGCAATGGTACCGCAGATGTATGACCAGCGTAAGGTTGAAGAGATGTTCCTGCGCTCGCTCAAGATCGAGACAGACATCCTGCAGCCTAAGATCGGTGAGGATGATCATGATCCGGTCAGTGAGAACGTAGCAGCCGCTATGGGTCGCCCGATCTATGTCTTGCCGAAGCAGGATCACATCGCGCACTTGAAGGCTCACATGGCCTTCTTGACCTCGCCATTGTTCGGGCAGAATCCGGCCATCATGAAGACTTACCTCTTCCCTATGTCTACTCACCTGCGTGATCACTTGCTCAACTACTACTTGGTTGAGACACACAAGGGTGTTGACATGGCGCAGAAGAAGGGTTTGATTGATCCTGAAAGCGCGGCAGAGCAGACACAGGTGATTGCACGAGTCCAGCAGATGATTGAGCAAGAGCTTGCCGGCTTCGGTCAGATGCTCCCGCAGATTGACCAGCAAGCTCAGCAGTTCAAGCCTCAGCCTCCAATGCCTCCGGACAACTCCATCCAAGTAGCGCAGATGAACCTGCAAGCCCGTCAGCAGGAGCAAGCTCAGAAGATGCAGGCGGATCAAGCTAAGGTGCAGCAGACTACTCAGATTGAGCAAGCGAAGTTGGCTGACAAGCAGCAAGACCGCTCTCAAGAGATGGAGCAAGAGCGTCTGCGTCAGCAGGCTGAGAATATGCGATCGATGCAAGAGATGCAGAGTCGTGAGCGTATGAATCAGCAAGACAATGAGACGGCCTTGCACATAGCGAGTGCGGAAGTAATGACCGGTGAGCACGTTGGTGTGAGTACTGGTACAGGTATCAACCCAGGAGTGTAATGATGGCAACCAAGAAATTGTTCGAGAAGTCAAGCAAAGACAAAGAGCCGAAAGGTATGAAAGAGGGCTCTCGCAAAGAGGAAGCTCTTGACAAGAAGCAACTCGCACTAAAGTGCGGTGGCCCCGTCAAGAAGCGCAAGTAATTCGGTTATAATCCACTCAACTTCAAGGAGCTATCATGGCTGATAACGCAACCCGCATGCACTACAAACTGGCTACTGGCCAGAAGAACCCGCAACCGTCGGTTCCTACTACACCCAAAACCCCTGCGTGACAGAGGCACAACTGCTCGGTCGAATCAAAGACGAGCAAGCTAAGTACGCGCTGGCCGCACTCAGGCAACCTGATAAGAAGGATGCGTTTGAATACGGATATCGCGTTGGAGTACTTGCTGGAATGGAGCAGGTAGTAGGTGTGATGATGAAGATGTTAGAAGAAGAGAATAGCCGCGACCTCTGACGCAATGTCAGTAGTCGCCGCGAATCTGTAAGAGATTCCCGTAACCGTTGGGCGCAATGCCCGACACCCAATGCTGAAGGAGCATAAAGTATGTCGACTGTGTTAGATGAAGCGTTTCCAATTGCTGATCCAGGGATCAAACCCCTCGGCTCACGCGTTCTGGTGCAAATACGAAATCCCAAAGAGAAGACCGCCTCAGGTATCATCATTGATCGTGGGTCAAAAGACGCAGAAAAATGGAATACTCAGATTGCGAAAGTGATCGCAGTAGGCCCAGTGGCGTTTCACAACCGAAACACGCTTGAGCCGTGGCCTGAGGGTGCGTGGTGCAAGGAAGGTGACTTCGTCCGCGTGGCTAAATACGGTGGTGACCGCTGGGAAATTGAGTTGCCCAACGGAGACGTGGCGCTATACGTGATTTTCAACGACCTCGACATCATCGGAGCTGTTACAGGCGACCCGCTGAAGGTACGAGCCTTCATCTAAGGAGTAAACATGGCTACAAAAGACGTATTGACAGCTGAAGACGACGAAAAACAGCTGACTGGCAAGCAAGAACGTGAAGAATTCGTCATTACTGAAGAAGACCCGGCCAAAAAGCAGGAAAAACCTGCTGCAAAAGCTGATGATCATGACGATGACGAAGAAGATGAGCGTCTGAATGGTAATCAGGACGTCAATCCTGATGATCCTGACGGTAAAGAGCGTGAGGCTATCCGTGAGCGCCGTCGCCTGGAGAAATTGGAGCGTAAAGAGCGCCGTGAGAAGGCTATCGCACGCGACAAGATCGAGATGGAGTTCCTGCGCAAGCGGAATGATGAGTTGGAGCGCCGGTTGGGCACAGTCGAGACCCGACAGCAGCAAGCCGACGTCACGCTCGTTGACCAACGCATGCGTGAGGCGCTGAATGAGGTTGAGATGGCTGAAAAAGTCATCGCCAAGGCGGTCGCAGCCGGTAACGGTGAGGACGTTGCTCAAGCCCTCCGCTATCGTGATCAGGCGATGGCTAAAGCCAATCAGCTCAAGGGCGTCAAAGACCAAGTAGCCAAGGCTCCCCCGCAGCAAGCCGGCAAAGCTGACGATTTGACACTCCACTACGCTCAAGAGTTCGTGAAAGAGAACAAGTGGTACGACCCTCAAGGACGTGATGAGGACTCAGCAATTGTATTGGCGATTGACTCCGCCATGGTGCGTGACGGGTATGATCCTAAGACGACTGAGTACTGGGATGAGCTCAAGAAGCGAGCCGCTCGCCGCCTACCGGACCGCTTCGGTGACTCGGCCTCCTCTCCTGACAAGACTGAGCGCACTAGCCGGGGTGGGCCGAATTTGGGCTCTGGACGTGAGCACGCGCCTACATCCACACGCAAAGAAGTGTACATCAGCCCTGAGCGCAAGCAGGCTTTGATTGATGCTGGAGTGTGGGACGACCCAACGCTTCGCATGAAGTATGTAAAACGCTACGCAGCGTACGATCGTGAAAATCGGTCTTGATTTGTCAATTCTCAATTCCCACCCTATAATTTACCTTAATTGCTGAAGGAGCAAGAAATATATGTCCGACGAACGCCTCAAGAAATCCACCGACAATCGGGATAGCCGTGCAATGACTGATCGACCAGTCGTTGAAGACCGCGCTTTGTCCGATGATGCGCGGGTTGAAATGTTTCGCCAACAGTTCTTCCAGTCCGCACTTCCGGACTTGCCCAAACTCCCCGGCTGGCATTGCTGCTGGCTTACAACGAGTAATCCCCGAGATTCAATCCAGGCGCGGTTGCGCCTCGGTTACGAACCTATCAAGCCCGAAGATGTTCCGGGCTGGGAGTACGCCACCCTGAAAACGGGTGAGTACCAAGGCTTCATCGGGGTCAATGAGATGCTCGCTTTCAAGTTGCCTGAATCTCTTTACCTGGCGTTCATGCGTGAAGCTCACCATGATGCGCCGTTGCGTGAAGAAGAGAAACTCAGTGATACTGCTGAGTTCATGATGCAACAAGCTCGCGCATCTGGATCGAATCTTATGATCGGGGATGGCAATTCGGAATTGGGACAAAAGCGGCAAGCTCAGTTTGAGCTTACGTAATCAATCCATTCTATAGGAGCACGACACAATGTCTGCAACATCTGCACCGTTCGGCTTCCGTGCGGCGTATAACCTCTCGGGAGTTATCCGTCCTCGAAAGTACACAATCGCCTCGGGTTACGCCACTGCGCTGTACTCGGGTAACCCCGTCATGCTGGAAGGCACCGGCGGCACTATCACCGCTGGCGGCACCACTGGTGACCTGCTCGGTATCTTTGTTGGCTGCGAGTACACAGACGCATCCGGCAAGCCTACTGTCAGCAACTTCTGGCCCGCATCCACCACTGCTACCAACATCACCGCTTGGGTGATCGACGACTACACTACCGTGTTTGAAGTCCAGAACGTTGGTTCGGTGACTCAAGCCAATATTGGTGAAGAAGCCAATACAACCGCTCTGTCTGGCTCGTCCAGCACTGGTCTGGCTACCACGACCCTCGCTGCTCCCAACGGTACTACCCAGTCCCAGTGGCGCATCATTGGTTTCGGTCAACAGATCGACAACGCGGCAGGTGACGCTTACACTATCGTGCAAGTCACCTTGGCTCAATCTCAGATCGCTTTCGCGAATAAGGTAGGTGTATAATGGCAACTCCAATGCGTAGTACGGACTTCCGTGCGGTTGTTGAGCCTATTCTCAACGAAGTCTTCGACGGTGTGTATGATCAGCGTGCAGACGAGTGGAAACAAGTCTTCACCGAGCAGAAGGGCATCCCCCGCACATACCATGAAGAGCCGGTGATGTACGGCTTCGGCGCAGCTCCTGAGCTGCCCGACGGTATGGCTGTGACTTACCAGTCCGGCGGCGTCCTGTTCCAACAGCGCTATGTGTACAAGGTGTATGGCCTGGCCTTCGCCCTGACCAAAGTGCTGGTTGAAGACGGTGACCACGTCCGTATCGGTCAGACCTATGCCAAGCATCTGGCTCAATCTTTGGTTGAAACCAAGGAAACCCTGGCTGCTAACATCATCAACCGCTCCACCAACGGTTCCTACACCGGCGGTGACGGCGTGTCGCTGTTGAGCGCATCGCACCCGATCGTGAACGGTGCGTTCTCCAACGTGCTATCCACTCCGGCTGCTCTGTCCCAGACTTCTCTGGAACAGCTCCTCATCCAGATCCGCAACGCAGTTGACAACAACGGAAAGCGCATCCGTTTGACCCCCAAGAAGATCGTTACCGGTCCTTCGAACGTGTTCCAAGCTGAGGTGCTGCTGAAGTCTGTGTTGCGTGCTGGTAACGCCAACAACGACATCAACCCAGTCAAGTCGATGGGTCTGCTGGACGGCGGTCAAGCCAATCTGTCTCGTATCACCTCCACGACTCTGTGGGGTATTCAGACTGACGCTTCCGAAGGTCTGAAGCTGATGATGCGTCGCGGTCTGGAGAAGAGTATGGAAGGTGACTTCGAAACCGACTCCATGCGCTACAAGGCTACTGAGCGTTACGCAGTGGGCTGGACTGATCCGCGTGGCTTCTACGGCACCGCTGGCGTCTAAACCATGAAGGGGGCTTCGGCCCTCTTCTCTTAAAGGAGAAAATTCATGGCTCAAACCTACTTCGGTTCCGCACTGCGTAGCGGATCTGGTACGAACACTGATACCGTCAACGGCGGCTTCGTGGTTCTTACTCAAACCGCAACGATCGCGCAAAACAGCACCAACGCTGTCAGCGCCACGTTCACCATCCCTGCAGGTGCTCAAATCATCGACATTGTTCCTGACGTGTTGACTGCGTTTGATAGCGTAACTTCTGCAACCTTGACAGTCGGCACTGCCGCCGCTGGTACTCAGTACATCACCTCGGTGAATGCTAAGACCGGTGGGCGTGCGGCTCCCACTTTCACCGCTGCTCAGTGCTTGGCAATGGCTGACGTGACTACCAATACCTCCGTTGTTGCTACCGTTACCCCGGTTGGCGCCACTACGGCAGGTTTGGTACGTATGACTCTGGTCTACGCTCAGAAGGTCTAAAGATACGGGGCTTCGGCCCCGTTCTTTTCAGGAGAATTTTATATGCGCCCCATTCGCGTTGCGGTCGGCTCAGCCACCGTATCTGCCCCAATTCCGCTGAACACAAACGTCGATCCGTTCAATGTATCCATTGGCGTTACGTTGAGTGCCGGCGCATCGCTGACCTACAAGGTTCAGTATACGTATGATGATGTGTGGGATCCGGCGTTCAATGCCGCAACCGCCACATGGTTCGATCACGCAACGATTACTGGCAAGATTGCATCTTTTGACGGTAACTTTACATCTCCGGTGGTCGCTTGCCGCCTGAATGTCACCCCCTACACCTCGGGTACTGCCACCATGACGGTGCTGCAGGCCGGTGTTGCTTAAGAGGCCGATGATGAACATCAATCCCAAAGAACTCCAGAAGTTTCATGATCTGTGGGCACCGATGATCTCGGCCTTGCCCGCTGTGATCAATGCTGCTGAACGTGCCAATGAGCTAGTCAATCACACTGCTCAACTTCAAGCAGTGCTTGACGGTGTAGTAGTTGCCACTGAGGCGAGCAAGAAGGAAGCCGCTGACGCGGTAGCCGCTGCTCAAGCTCAAATTGCCGCGCTCAATGATCAGCGCAAAGAGCTTGATGCAGAAGTCAAAGAGCACGCAAAGGAATGCCGCAAGAAGATTGATGCAGCTAAGCAAGTCGCAGACGAAAAGATTGCTGAGCATACGGCGCGAGCTAACGAAAGCGCTGAAACGCTAGCCAATTCGGCTGAGCAACTTCGCGTTCAGCTTCAAGAGAATGACCGCGCCTTCCTCGCCCAGAAAGCTGAGCATGAGCGCATTCTTGCAGAAGTAGAAGCGAAGCGTACTGCCGCTGAGAAAGCACTGGACAAGCTGCGCGAGAAGTTGGGGTAATCTGTGTCGCAGAATAGCGGTGTCAGCTACATCAACCCGAACGGGTATGCTGTAAATGACATTGAAGATGCGGTACCGATGTATATTGGCAAGGTCAGGGCAGACGGCACATGGTTGTTACAGAAGTACAACTCAACTACCGGCTCAATGACCTACGCCAATATCAGCAACAACCCCACGGTTACGGGTTATAATACGGCCTGGACGAACCGCGCTACACTCACATACGGTGGATATGAGACGCTTGCGGGCGTGTAAGGAGCATTAGATGGATACCAAAGAGCATTTCGGCCCATACTTCACATATCACGTTGAGTGCGTTGGGGCAGACGGTGTAGTCAAGTGGACTGAAGAGTACAAGAATCTTGTCACCACGGTCGGCAAGACTGATATCATTGACAAGTACTTCAAAGGATCTGCTTACACAGCCGCCTGGTATCTGGGGCTCAAGGGTACTGGTACCGCTGTAGTCGGTGACACGCTCGCGTCGCATGCTAGTTGGGCTGAGGTAACACCCTATACCGGTAACCGCTCGGCAATCACTTTCGGTACTACCTCCGGCGGCTCTAATACAGCTACTGCGGTCAGCTACGCGATTACCGCTGCTGGCCCAACTACTGTAGCAGGCGCTTTCGTATGCTCAGTTGCAAGCGGAACTGCAGGAACACTATACTCAGCTGGTGACTACGCTGTCTCCCGCTCGGTTGTCTCAGGTGATACGCTCAATACCACGCTGACGGTATCGGCCACCTAATAGGGAGCTCTGAGTGAGCATCCTACACGCATATACGCAGACAGTCGCTGATGGAACGGCGACTTCTGTAGTCCGCCCGAGCGATTGGAACTCAGCGCACAACATGGTGCTAAACATCGGTGGAAACACCGCTGGCACTGCACAAATCAACGGCGCTGACATTGTTTGGGCAGGCGGCAACAACGTAACCCTTTCGGCAAACGGCTCTACTGTGAGCATTGTTGGGCCTGCTACGGTTGCTCAGACGGTGCAGACGCAAGCCTCTGGAAACATTGTCGGGCAGGGATTCACAACAACCACGGCGGCTGGTGCAGTCGTAGCAGCAACGCACAACAGCGCAGGCTTGCTAATGGCGGTGCCTGGATTCCTTACTACTGCGGCACTGTCGAATCACTCGCACAACTTCGCTACGACCACCACAGGCGGCAGCAATATCGTGGTTGGCACTACTAACAGCGCGGGAGCAACTATCGGTGTGCCAGCCTTCCTGACCACTGCTGCGGCGACAAATATCACGTCAGGTCGCGCTGGTGTTGGCACAACCTTCGCAGGTACAAACGCCACTGCGACTCTTGGCGTGGACACTAACGGGGTTGCCTTGAGCCTGTCAGTGGCTGGTGGTGGTGTTATCAACCAGACTGGACCGAACATCGCCGTGGCTGGCTCTACGGTGACAAGTGGTGACGTGTATTTCAGCAACTCGCCTACTGTGACGTTTGGCATGGCAGGAAGCACGATTACTGCTAGTGCAGCAGGGGGTGGGGGTGGTGGCGGTGGAGTGACTGTCGGGAAGTGGGAGCCTTTCTATCCTGCTGGCACAACCACATCGACACCGGGGCAAAACAGCATCTATATGCAGCGGCTCCAGCCTTCTGCTAACGTGTCGTTCTCGTTCATTGAGCGCCGCATGTCGAACAACTTTAGCTCGACTAACGTGGCGCAGACTGCTGGATACACGATTCACTACGGCCTGTATTCCAAAGGTGCAGGGGCAAGTTCGACCCGCATGGAGTTGATGGGTTCCTCGCAGATGCTGATGGCTGTTTCAATGAGCAGTTCCACTGT